TAAGGCGGTCATACGACTCCTTTGTAAGAAGCCCTCCAGCAAGACCCATAAGCGCATCAGGCGAGTTAAGAACAGATTGTCCTGCACCCATTAGTCCGCCAAAGATATTGCCTAATCCGCCAGCAATTTGACCAAAGCCACTTTGCGGCATGGAGAAGTCAGCGGCCTCTGTAGCAAGAAACGGGTCAGTTTCTACTACCCTGCCTGTGTTAAAATCAATAACTGGTAAAGCCATTGTTATCTCCTAGTTAAAGTAGCTTACCTATCAAAGCCATTACGTTAATTTCTTGTAGTGATAAGGGTGATCCATCAATTTCTGATTCCAGACCTACCTGTACACTGGTTCCATATCCTGTTGCGTTAAGACTACGCTGGTTGGTTAGTTGTCCGCCTGTAAACTCAACCGTTGTATATTCGCTTTCACCATAGAACCCAGTGATTTGGGTGCCTACCGTAAACTCTGCCGTAGAGTATGTAGTGTCAAAGTCATACGACCACTTCATAAACACCACAGAGTTGTTAGCCCCTACCAATGTAGGCTTTAACTTTTTTAGGATCTTAATTCTTGAGCTATCACCAAACGTCAGACTTGGACTGTAGTATTTAAAACGATAACTAGAGTCATTGTCGCTATACCCTGTGTACGTGCTAATTCCTGCTGTAGTGCCGACATACAAGTCGCCATTATCAATTCTTGTAAATGACGTAAAGTTAGTAGATGGCCATCGGGTTACCCGATATGACCCATTCTCTAAAGTTCCACGCACATCAAAACAATACGTTATGTCCTGCCCTGTAAACGTCAGTAAATAGAATCCCTCTTCAGGACTGTATACAGACCTAAACGACTGGGTTTCATTCTGAAGGGCGGCGATAATGTCTTTGGTAATGTTTCCTGAAAGGCTACTAATCGGCAGAGAGCTTTCTTGTATTGTCCGCCCAAAGCTTTTGAGTCCTGTGTGCGACAAAAACAGCACATCAGAGCCTGTGTATTGGACCGTATCTCTATCAACGCACCCTACACCAGCAACAGTATCGACCAGAGCCATAGTTGCAGGAGCTTGAGCGCCTTGATACGCCACAATGCTGTGCTTCCCAAAGATAATAAGCAGGCCGTTGTGAGCCGCTAAGGCTACGATCTCATCGTATCCATCAGGCCAGACCTTGGAAATATCAATAGAGCCACTGGTGCCGCCAGTCCAATCGTGACCTATAAGCAGATCAGACCAATAGACAGTAGACTTGTCTCCAGTGACGTCAGCCGTCCAGAGGCGTCCATAAGCCGCCAGGACCTCATTGCCGTACATACCACTAACTACCCCAGCTGAGCCAGCAACACTGCTGAGGGGGATTACAGAGCCTCCTGCGTTGTCATAGACAAGAGGCTGAAGTCCGCGCTGGAAAAAATAGATCTTGTTGTTAAAGTCTACGAGCTTCCAATTATCTGCATTTATAACGTAACCGCCGGGCGTTTCATCAACCAGCGTAGTTGTTCCGCTGATGATCTTATTATTGCCGACAGAGAATATCTTTGTGTTACCAGCGTTGTCTTTGAACTCCTTGATTGCTCGAAGTGTGCCAGAGCCGAGGACAGTCTTGTTTGTTGTAATGGCGGCATGACCCTTACGGGCGGCAATACGTCCGCGCTTATCAATCACAGCGTTGTCTGCAATCTCTGCAAACGACGGGTCTTGAGCCAGCGGCGAATCTTCCGTGTTAACACCCTTAAACGCAGGGGCTACAAGGTTAATGCTTTGAAGTTCTTGGGCCATATTAAATAGTCCTAAAGTACATCTCTTCTGGGTGCTTGGCCGCATCAATCGCTATTGCGTCTGATAAATACTGGTTAGCAATTTGGAAGTATTCCGCCGTAGATGTTCCGCCTGTCTCTCCTCTTTCCCTAGCCAGTAACGCTACCGCTAAGTGGATTACAGGTTGAGCAGGAATAAGCAGTGAGTCCGTGCCTTCTGAAAGATCCGACTGCCGCTTAATCACGTCAAACCGCAGTGCGTATACGCCATCAGGCGTAGGGCCAACCAGCACTTGAGTGTCACCGTTAGCATCAAGACCGTTGTAGGTGTATTGCTTTGGCGATCCTTCTGATGAGCTTGCTATATACAGCGAGTTGTTAAACCAGTCCTTAGACTTATAGTCCATGAAGCAGTTTTCAGTGTCGTTCAACACCGACATAACCTTTACGTTATCTTTTCCGCCAGTTAATGAGTAAGTATTGTCTGATGCGGTTGTCGATATTGTGATTGTTTCGCGCAGTGCAGACCAATCAGCCGCCTGTCCAACTAATGTTTTTGCATCGTTGATGAAGTCACCGACCATCTTTACATACGTTGTACTTGTGACGGATGTTGTCTCTTCTTCTCGAAGCCGACGCAATACGCTGTTTATTAAGTTTAGATATGTCATGCGTTTCTAGCGCCTCCAGTAAACATTCCCATTCTTAGTGGTTGAGCAAGCTTACGCCGTGTTAACCCCTGACGGAATGGGTCAAAATCAACAGGCTGTATCGGTGTAGCCGCCGCTATTTGCCCTGGCATCATTGCTTGCTGTGCCGCAAGACCCATTAATCCAGCGCCCAAACCCTGGCCTAGTCCAGCAACACCCTCGCCAAGACCTGCTAAACCTTCTCCAATGCCGCCTATCTGAGTTCCAAGGCCAGCAACATCTGACATTAACCCACCGATCTGCCCGCCAATCTCGCCAAACTGACCAGAAACACTGCTTTCAAACGCTTGTTGTGCTTCGGCTTGGCTAATTTGCCCTGCTTGTAGTGCGTTAATGTCTACGTCAACATTAGAAAATAGTTGATTAACGTCTTCGCCAAACTCGTTAAACTGTCGACGTGTGTTTTCGTCTAGCTGTGTGACGTCTCCCTGCACATTAAGCAGTGACTGTTGAAGTCCTCTTCGCTCGTCAGCGGCTTCTGCGGCTTTAACTGAGGCGTCTGCTTGGTACTGAGCAAAAGCATCTGCCTGACTAACTTGACCTGCTTGAAGCCCTGCGATGTCTACATTAACACCTGCAAACAATTGATTAACGTCTTCACCAAACTGGTCAAACCTAGCCTTAGTGTCAGCATCAAGCTTAGTAACATCACCGCCTACAGCAATGAGAGCCTGTTGTAGGCCACGTCTTTCATCTGCCGCCTCTGCCTGTCCAGCCGCAATAGTCGCTGTTAACTCACTCTTAACTGTATCTACGTTAGTGCCAAGTTGGTTAAGGCGTGTATTTAAAGCGCCCTCTACAGTAGATAACTGTCTTAATGTACTTGCTTCTACGCCGGTAATCTCTGATAACAATCGTGCTTCAGCATCTGTTAACTGGCGAGCTTGACCTGCGGCTTGTGCGGCCAAGGCATTCTGTAGGCTTGTTTCTACATCCTTTACTTCGCCACGAACACCCGCAATGGAAGACTCTAACTCAGTCTGTACAGTGCCAAGGTTTGATCCCATTTGCTCTAGTTGACGCTGTAGCCCGCCTTCTACCGCGGATAACTGACGTAATGTACTTGCTTCAACGCCTGTAATTTGTTGCAACAAGCGAGCTTCAGCCTGAGTTAACTGCCGCGCCTGCCCTTGAGATTGCGCCTCTAATGCGTCACGAAGACCAGACTCTACATCCTGAACTTCTCCTGCCGTAGCAAACCCAGCGCCCTGAAGCGCTCTGTTAATGTCTTCTGGAGTGGCAAACCCGGCACCAGCCACGGCATTTTCAATATCTGCTGGAGTAGCAAAGCCTGATGCCGCTAATGCACTGCCCAGTTGCTCAGGGGTTACATAGCCTGCATTTGCTAACGCACTGGCTACGTCTTCTGGTGTAGTAAATCCTGCACTAGCAACGGCTCTAGTAATGTCCTCTGGTGTAGCAAAACCTGCCTGCGCAAGAGCAGTTCCAATGTCTGCTGGCGTTGCGTATCCAGCACTAGCAACCGCTTCAGCTACTTCTTCGGGTGTAGCAAAAGGAGTGTTTTCTAGAACGCTTTCAACAATGCCACGAATTGCCTCTGGATCTGCGTCCCTTCCGGGTTCTCCACGCTCACCGTCAGCACCATCAGCACCGTCTGCCCCATCAGCACCGTCTGTTCCATCTCTGCCATCAGCACCGTCAGCACCATCTGTACCATCAACACCATCAGCACCGTCAGCACCATCTACTCCGTCTTGACCCGGAGTGCCATCTACGCCATCACGTCCATCAGCTGGAGCTGGAGCAGGTGCTGGAGCAGGTGCTGGAGCTGGAGCAGGTGCTGGAGCTGGAGCAGGTGCAGGTGTTG